CGGCTTTCCTTAAATAAGGAGTAAGCATTGAAGATGTATCTGCCGCAACGATGCCTTGCAAATCGGTAAACGTTGGCGTAAATGTTCCCCCGTCATACTGGGTCAAAGTCAAGGTCTTTGTATTTGTACCCGTGAACGCTGCGTTTGTTATCTTATCATTAAACGCGATGTTCCAATTACTTGAATTATTAGGAATAGACGTTGTCCACGTTGTCCCCGTGCTAACCGCAATCCCAGCCTCAGGATAAACGGGGTTTGGAAATGTTCCCGTACCAACTGAACCAATACCCGACACCGTGACCACCGTGTAATTAGCCCCGACCTTGAAGGAATTGGAAACAATGGTAATTTGATTTGTATCCGTTAAATTATATTGGTCATTAATAAGAAGCTGCCCGTTTCTAAACACCAAGATATATGCCTTTAATTGTATTGGGAATTTAGGCGTTACCGTCCACGTTAAAACGTTTGTTGAGGCAGAATTATATTCTTGCTTTAAAATCTTTATGGTATCATTCCCAATGGCAACGTCAACAATGGAATCCCGTATCCGTGAAAATACAACCGCTGAATCAAGAACCAAAGTTCCCGTTGAGGTAATTGTTCCACCGCTTAACCCGTAACCCGTAGCAATACTTGTAACCGTGCCTGTGCCCTTTGCGTTTATTCTGTTGGAAAGGGAAGCCGTGTCTGCTGCGTTTAATTTTAAGGCAAACCTTGAGGTAAGATTTAAAGATGAGGTATCAGCGTCACGGAAATAAGGCGCAAGCATTGATAAGGTATCCGAGATATTTAATTTGCTATTTATACGGGTATTGTAATTTGATAACATTGCCGCCGTGTCACTTATGTTTAATTTTGTGGCAAGCCTTGAGGTAAGGTTAAGCAAAGACGTATCGGTTAATTCCATTAAAACGGAAAGGTCAGCCGAAACCGTTCCCGTGGTTGTAATTGGGTCAGGCGAAACAAGGATACCCGTACCGCCCGAGATTGAGGTTAACGAACCCGAACCGCCGCCACTTCCCGCACCACCGCCACGGGGAAAGATAACCGTGTAATTTTCACCTACTTTAAATGAGGTTGCCGCAATAACCACGCTTGTTGACGTTGGTATTGTGTATTGAGAAGGCAAAAGGATTTGTCCATTGCGGTAAACTTGAACAACCGTAACACCAGCGGGAATTAATGTGTCGCTTTGTGTCCAAGTCAAGGTTGAGGAAGTAACATTGGTAAAATCCTCACGCGCATAAAACCTTCCCGTTGTATCTGCGTATTCCTTTGTTGCGTAATTGGCTAACATCGCCGCCGTGTCGCTTACCAAAAGCGCGGCGGTTGTATCGCGCCAAAGCCCACCCGTATAATACAAGCTTGATTTTTCAACTGGTGATGATATAGCTACGTCATGCAATTCTGATAATTTATAACCCGATGCCACGCGTATTGCTATCGTTCCATTGTTTATATGGCTATTTATACAAAAGCCAATAGGCATATCAATATTGGGCGCAACGGGTTCAACGTCCGTCCAAACACCAGCCACCGTTGGCGAAGGGTAAAGAATTGCCCCAGCCGCAAAGGTGTCGGTGTTAACTTGCCGTATTTTACCAAATGAAATAACGTACCCGTCTTCACCGTTGCTTAAATCATGAGCCGTTATTCCTAATAAATATTTCGCATCGATTGAGCCGTTGGCGATAAACTTTGCCACCGTGATTCTGCCACTTGCCCCGACCGTGCCATTGGCATACACGATACTTCCCTTTGTAATTGCTGAGCCTGTTTGGTTCTTAACGAGCCAAAAGTTTTTGAATCCAAGTTCGTTTGGCACATTATCATTTAAACCAAGTACCACCGTAGCCAAATCGGAATCCCAACGCATTTTTGCCGTGTCGACGTTATTTGTAGCAACGCCTACATTAAAAAACAATGAATCAACGGGTTGCGTGAATGAACCGCCGCCACCGACTAAATTCCAGACGTTGGAAGTAAAGTCAAAGGAATATATTTTAAGGTTTACGGTATCAAGTATTACCCATGCGTTTTGGTTGTTTATTGGTTGAATGGAAGCCGTGTCTGACAATGCACCACGCCACGTCAAACCGTCGCCCGTGGTCTGGAATCCAAGTCTTTGTTTGTTTCCCGTGTTTGGGTACTGGGCAAAGAGGCTGAGGGAAGCAAGTAAAAAAAGAATTGAAGGCAAAGTTTTTTTGCCTCCAATCTTCTTGATTAAATTACTCCCTATTTTAATTAAAACCTCCTGAATTAGTATTTCACCGACGCGCCCCAATGCCTTTAGGAATCGCCTTTCTTTCTTTGGTTTCTCTATCATAAAACAATGCCTAAAGTATTGTAAATGTCTGTTATTTCTTCATGTTCATCGCAAGTTGACTCAGGGCAACCAATAGCGGTTGAAACAAATCCCGTTAACCCCGCAGCGCATGAACACAAATAATCCTTAATCCTTTTCTTCTTTACGTCAAGCCTTTGTAATAAAGTATCTTGATAAAATTTTAAACCCTCAACGCCCACGTTTTGCCCGTATTCGTTATCAAGCGTATAAAGCCCATTTGAACCCATCTGCATTACGATATATGGCGACGCCTCGTAAAGCACGGCATTTGCGCAAAAGGATTTTAATTGACTGTCCCAAAGTTGCTGGTAAGCCGTTGAACTAAAAGCCGTGGAACTTCCTTTGGCTGCAACCAATGTATCATAAAATGAAACGCCAATGGCGGGAACAATCCAACGATACTCAGCATCTTGAATATGAGGGCTAATAAGTGACTTATCAATTCTTATATCCGCTGGGGTTGGTCGTGCCACGCCGCCAGCTATTACTTCACTCGGTTGTATCAGTTGGCTCATTGGTTGGGGTTGTAATTGTTATATCTGTTTCGATAGGTGAATAACCTAATATTTCTCTTTTCTCATTCATTGACAAGTTTTGCTCAACCGCTATATCGCCCATGAAAGACACGGGTAACGTGTTAGAAATGCCAAAGCTAACGTCGACAAACGCTGGGTTATATGCGCTTATTTCGTTTAAATAGGGGTTAATAATCTTGGATAACAAAAGGTTTTGCCGTGGCTTTATGACTGTGTTTTGCAAATACTCCATTTCTTGACGTATCTGCTGATTAGTTCCAAGTTGTCCCGACGTTGCAAATCCAGCTAAGGACTTTGACCAACGGTTAGCAACCACAATCGCTGAGGCTGCCAAGTTTTGCAAGTTTAAAAATTCGCCCTCGTTTTCTTTTGACGTGGGAATCCAATTTGCTTTTAATTTTTCATCGCGTAAAATCTGGACAAACAATTTATGATTGTTGCCCATGCCTGTGAACTTTGATTCAATTCCCTCAACAAGGCTTTTGGCTTCCGTCTGAGTCATTGAACCGAAGAACTGTAAAATACCCGAAGGCATGAAGCCATTTTCAAACTTGCTTGTATTAAATCGCTGAATACGGTATTCCATTTCAGCCCACATCTTTGCCCCTATCCACTCAGGTAAGCCAAAGTAAAAATACCCCGCCGCGTATTGCTTAACGTGGATAATCGAACGCTCCGTGCCGTCCTCTAATTTCTTAAACTCAGGGTAAATCGGTATTTCCCTAAAGCCTTCATTCTCGTAATAAGTCCCCTCAGTCGTCAACGGGACTTCTTCCCAGTTGTCATAAATGCCAATGGAACGAATTATCTGGTCAGCCTCGGCTTTCCTGATGCCAATGTTGTAAACGGGTACATGATAAATGTAAGTGAAAGGTTGACTACCAACCTTTCCCCTTACAATCTCTGCAAAACAATTACCAAAAGCATCATAATCAAAAGCCAAAGCACCTAATACTTCTTGTAAATTTTGGCTATGTAAATTAACCTGACCTATAACTTCCTCAATATCGTTTAAGGAATCGTCGGTTATTACTTCGCCTTTCATTGAGGTTGTAAGTAATGTGTTGGATTTCCCTTTCATAGGGATAAATCCATCGCCTACAACCATGTTTACTTTATCTTCAATAATACGCCTTAGTGTTGGCGAATTATTTACAATAGCTATTAAACTTTTAAGAAAGTCATCTTTCTGCGTGAAAAATCTTACCCACTTTGCCCCCGTAAAATCAAGTCTTTCCCTTGAAGGTTCATTGAAAATGTCCTCTTGCACCAGCATGGTGTTTGAGGTATCTAAAGTCACCGAAGCCAATAAAGGGCTTTGATTTCTTTTTAAATTTCGATTAGCCCTGTTCGGTGTCGCTTGAATTGTCTTCTTTAATTGGCTCATAGGTTTTTTTCTCAGGAGTAAAAATGACGTGTTGGCTAACAGATGCGGGGTTGGCACTATACCAACCCCTTAATTCTGCTTGTGTAAAATCTCCGATAGCCTTTTTAAGTATTCCCGCCTTTCCCGTTGGGTCAGCCCCGACGTAAATCATCAGCTTACTTTTTTCTCTAACTATCATAATTCATTATTTAATCTAATGCTCCCATCACGGTTGCACCGTCAACAATAAACCTCGCTTTGTTTGTCGTACGGCAAGAAATCGTCAATGTTTCTTGGTTTGAATCGGTAAACAAAGCACCTGACAAGCCTTCTGAACTTGTTAACCTTGCTGGTCTTTTCTTTGCCCCTACCGTTTCAGCACCCCAAATCCAATAGTTACCCGTATTTTCAACGTGTACACAAACCAAGCCGCAAGCCTGATTCGCCATATCTTGGATAAGGTTTCTTAACTCTTGGTCGCGACAATTTATAATACCAAC